TTGCTTAAAAATTCGTATCTTTGCAGAGGTGAAGACAACCGCTTTATTTCGGCTTCTCTGATGTACCGGAAACTGGAGCTGTCTATGTGGTGGCTGCATCGCGTCAGGTGTCAGACGGACAGGGTGGATATGATACCTATACAACCAGTGCTTCCTTCGTGCTCTCTCGTGCCTATGCCCAGGAGCTGTTTATGGGTGAGTGGAGTCCGAGCATTCTCTATGAGCGAACTACCCGCACATATCCTACTGTCACCTATAATGGTTGTAAGTGGTACCTGGCTGTTAGCAGTAGCCAGAATAATGAGCCATATCCTACATCTACCTATTGGAAGATGGTATATGGCGTGAATGACATGGAAATACGCTTCTACAATGCTGCAGGTATGCGTATTACGTCAGTTGCTCAATATCCTGGCTATGTAAACCTTTATCTGGAACCTCGCTTGATGTGTGGCAACTATGACATAACGGATGAACTGTCTGAAAGTGATTGGTCATGGGAACGTTATTCTGGTAACTATGGCGAGGAAACAGATACTCGTACTGAGGCTGAGAAACAAGCCGACCAGGGATGGGTAAATTCTCATTGGCCTTCGTCTTCACCTACCCGAATTATTACACTGAACAACGACGACATGCCTCCTACATGGGGTAGTGGTTCTCTCGTCAACTTTATAGTAACTGCTAACTATGGTGATCTTGTCATAGAGAATGCCGTACAAATGTAACTATGGAAAGAATAAACCTACAACTGCCTACTTCATTCAACCGATGTACAACGGCTCAGCTCCGTGCCATCGCAGCCATTATCGCGGACCGTGGATTGCATACTTCTCGCTTCCATCCATTTGATGTGTTCGAGGTGAAGGTGGCTGTGTTCTTCCGACTGACAGGCATTGAAATTGTGGAGCCTGTCAATCCTCGTGTTCCAGTAGAAGGTCAATACTATACCTGTCGCCTGCTCCCCTACTCTATCGAAGAAGAACACCGTAAATGGCTGTGCCGCTATCGTAGGTTGAGAGCATGGTTTCGTCGCTCTGTCCTCGGACATGATGATACATTTTCTCTCTATCTGTGGCAGATTAACTATTGGCTTGCACCTCGAAAGAATATCATCACTGGAAAGATGATGCCTGGTATGCTTGACTGGATGGATTCTGACAGCAAGGATTACTTGCTGATATTTCCATTCTCGTCGGTCAAGTTGGCTAAGCATGGACGGTGGTTTGCGCGTAAGGTGAAGTTTGTTGGTCCTAACCCGCTAATGGATGGCTTTATCTGGAAACGCTATCGCTTTGCCCAGGATTATATGTCGGTGTATGTCGATGCGCATAATGCTTTCCTTGCAATGCAGAAACAGGGTAACAAGGTGTCGCCGGACGATTTGCTGAAAGCCTACAAGAATTATGATCTTGCAAAGGCTATGTTCCTGGCTTTGTTGTTCAATCGTCGCGTTACTTATGTGGATGAAGAGTCTGGCAAGAGCAAAACGGATTTTCATTACCAAAGTAATCAGCATAGTGATAATGCAGAGTATTTCAGAAACTTTCCTGAATCGGACTTCCAACTCATTTTGCTATGGTGGCAGGGCATGATGCACTATCTGCAGCATACTTATCCAAAGGTGTTTAAGAAACAACCTGTAAAGAGTAGTAAGAAGCCTGTAAGCCCTTTGGAGGTCTATACTCGTACAACGGCTACTATGGAGAAATATCTGCATATCACGGCCTCTGAGGTGGACCGTGAGCCATATACTACAATCCTTCAACAGTTGGAAGATATCACTCGACGTAACGAGGACATAGAAAAGATGAATCAGAAGATGAAATCTAATAGACGATAACGCTTGCTTCCGTGTGGCTGCTGAAAATTCAGCTGTTTCTCTCGTGTTGACCCGTAAGGCATCCCCTTGCGGGTTTTTTTTTGTTGTTTTGGTTAAAAATTTTGGCTTAAAGCAAAATAATTTCGCTTTTTCTTGCAAAAATCCCTGATTTTATTTACCTTTGTGCCCGAAATCAATTAAATTATTTCTCCTATATGGCACAGAATGCAACAAAACCCCTAACAAAAGATAAAGAAGCTACACCGGCATGGTATGTGGCTAAGCGTGTGCTTCGTGCGCATGGTATAACCTATAATGAAATGGCTGAACGCCTGGGTACATCGGTAACAGCAGTGCATGATATGTGTAACTATACTCCGAATGTGCTTCGCGTGAAGCAAATGGCTGATGCTATCGGTGTGCCCTTCTTTGAATTTTTCGATTTCTCCCAAGAGGGTGATGCTGAAACTCAGGATGAGAAGGTTTCTGGCGAAAAGTCCTCTGCCCTACTCTCCTGCCCTCATTGCGGCACTGTCCTCACGGCATCTATTTCTGTATTCAATAAGGACCAACAGTAATTGCCTATGCCAAGAATGCAACCAAGAGAGAGTTTCCAGTTTCTCCGTAACTACATGGAGAAGTTTACCTGGCGCGATAAGCGTACAGGACTGATGACTACTGGCTACAATCCTCCACAATCTGCTCAGGAACTTGCTCGTGTTCCCTTTCATGTGAAGTATGTCACAGGAAAAGGCCGTCTTGAACAGGGTAATGCCGTTTGTTTGAAGGTGGACCGTCGTAAGCATCTTCGTATGATACAGTTTGTGGAGTCTGGGGCCATCCGATATATACGCGATTACCTGGTTATTGAATGTGATGGCACTCGGATTATAACCAACTAACCATTTCGTGAATGTTCACGACAAGGTTTATGATTTCATTAATTCATTAATACATAAATTTATGAAAAAATTTATTTTCCCTATTCTCCTGATGTGCCTGTGTTGCCTGAATTTGTCGGCTCAGGTGGAGTTTTCTAAGTTTAAGCTCAGTAAGGATGAGCCGTTTGGTCATTTCCCTGGCCGCAAGATGCTTAATACTAAATTCAAAGTCACAGCTGACAAGGATTTGAAGTATGTTCTGGTGGATTACTATGTGGTGAATGCCGTTGGTGATGTTATTTCGGGTTTGACAAAAGGAATAATAAGCGATGACCAGGAGTTTGTGAAACCTAAGCGGATGGAATGTACTGGTCCTTTTAAGGCCGGTAAGTCTTTCTCTCCATGGGTGAGTGGTGTACTTACATATCCGCGTAAGGATATTGTCGCTTTCCCCTATCAGATACAGATTATGTATATGGGTACTGATGAATGGGTTATCATTCCTATCACCAAAGATAACCTGGCTCAATATTTCCCTAAAATGGAATGGATGGAAGTTAATCGGAAGAATAAAAAGGTCCTATAACGGACCTGTCAAATGCTTTTTTCTCTCTATTTTGTACCCACCGGAATCGGTGGGTATTTTTTTGTCCCCTCCTATCCCCGATTTTTGCGTATCTTTGCGAAAAATATTTCTCGCTATGGCAGATATGATGAACTTTACGCATCCAGGTTTCGGTAATATCCGTGTCAACAATGATACTGATGGCCAACCTCTTTTCTGTGCTATGGATCTATGCCGTGCGCTTGGCTATGCTAATGGCCGCGATGCCGTATCAAAGCATGTAGATTCAGATGATGTCGCGAAATGCGACACCACCGACTCTATTGGGCGTATGCAGTCGCTTACTTTCGTTAACGAGTCCGGCATGTATGCCCTCGTTCTCAGCTCTAAACTCCCTGCTGCTCGTCAGTTCAAACATTGGGTAACATCTGAGGTGCTTCCTGCCCTTCGTCGCTCCGGCTCTTATGCAATCGTTGTGATTTGCTTAAAAATTCGTATCTTTGCAG